CGGATTCCTGCGGCTTGCCTGAATGCGTCAGCCGCTTGCTGCGACGGGAATGTCAGCACCTGACCATTGGGTGCCGTAACCGACACGGGCGCCCCAGATTGTGCTGGCGCCGCCGGTGCTGTTTCGGTTCTCTCGTAGAAAATGTTTGCCGTATTCAGCCCGTAACCGTTGGCAATTCGTTCGATGCCCTTGCGGACGGTTGCCTCTTGTGTCTGGGCCTGCTTGTAAAGTCCTTCTGCCTGCTTCGCAAACATCTTGCGCTGACCTGGGTTCAATCGCTCACCGCTTAACAGGTTGTTGTACATATTCTGGACTCTAGCCGGCACGCCAGTAGCATTCTGCGCCGTGGCAAATTCGCCCTCGCGAACGACTGAGCCGGGGTCTAACATCTTCATGTAGTTAAAGATAAGCGCCAGATCGCCAGCGGCCGTCTCTTGCGATGCCAGCACGCGACCATATGCCGATTTGACCTCCTGGTAGCCCTTGGTCTGGTCGCTATACTCCTTGCGGAATTTTCCCTCAGCTTCTGGGCGCTTTTCTGCCGGGATAACGCCAGCGGCCATCTGGTTCGCCTCTGCGCGTGCGCGCTGCGCCTCTGCGCCAGACTTTGAGGCGGCTGCGTCAGAAGCGCGGCGGGCTGCCTTTGCCTGTTCGATTTGCGCCTTTCCTAGACCAATCTCAAGACCGAATTTTTCCGGCGCAAACTTGGCCTGCGCTTCGGCTATGATCGCGTTTGCGTTTGCCGTGCGCATGGCCGACGGTTGCAGTTCTTGCGACCTGCGCTCTTTCTGGACACGCTCCCATGATTCGATAGCCTTGTCACCACCTGGTAAACCCTGCAACAACCCGCCAATGGCGGCTTGAGAATTTGCAGGGTCAAGCTCGGCCAGCTTTGCCCATGTATCATAGGCGCGCGCCTGTTCCTCGTTGCCGGTGTTTCTCTCGCTTTCAGCTCGCTCCTTGAGCAAATCAATGCCTATCTGCGGGTTTTTGCTGCCGAGAGCAGACATGACCTGAGAGCCAAATCCCAAGGTCTGCTGTTGGCGTTCCTTGGACATAGACTCCCAGATTTTCATTGCCGCTTCAGATTGGTCTTTGGGCGCAAGCAGTGCGATCTGCCGGAAATCCGCAGCGCTTGCCGTTCCTGCGCGAATCTTACCAGCTACGCCGGTCAACGCTTCGCCAAGCGCCTGCTGGCGCATCATGTCCTGTTGCTGTTGCATCAACTTCATTTCGGCTGCCGCGCGTTGCGCCTGCATGTTGCGCAACTCGGACCCGAGCTGCACGCCTTGAATTGCCGATCGAAACGGGTCGAGAACTTGCCCTTGATAATCGTTAGGCATAGCCATGGTTACCATCCTGTCCCTGCCACTTGCTCTGCGAGCATGGCCGCTTGCGTTGGCGCAGTTGATCCGCCAAACGGGGATTGTCCCGTTAGCCCGTAATACATGCCAAGCCCTTGCGGAACAGCGCTCAGAAGACTGCCGAATGGCGATTGTGCTCCGGCCATGGCGCTCGCTGCTCTGGCCGAGCCTTGTTGTCCAAGCAACCCGGCGACATTCGCGCCAAGCGCCCCGGCCTGCGATGCTTGCTGTGCCGCAGAAGCCTGCCCGCCTCGATAAAGCGCCTCAGTAGCGCCAAGCCCAGCGCCGGCCAGCCCGCCAAGCCTTGAATACTGTTGCTCAACGGACTGTTGCAACATCTGCGGGCGAAACTGCGCAAGCGCCGCCTGGATGTTGCCGCCGCGCAGACCTCCAGTGGCGGAAGCGCGTTGTAGCAGCGCGTTTTCTCCGCTCTGAATCTGGCTTTGCAAAAACGGACTCGATTCGATCTGGCCAATTGCCGCGCGCTGCGCCTCCGGCCCAAGAATACCGGCAAGCGCCTGCTGCTGCCTGAACGCAGATTCTCCGGCTTGCTGGTACGGGCCAAACCCGCCAATTGCCCGCGTTCCGGCCTGGACATACGGGGCCAGAAGCTGCTGAATCTCGTTAAATTGGCGGCGCTGCTCGGCAATCGCGGCTTCGCTAGACTGGACTTGCGCCCCGGCTGCCGTACTGGCAGCATCACTGGCAGCGTCGGCTTGCATCATGCCGCCTAGCAGAGATGTGCCGGCAGAGATTAACCCGGAAGTAACGTCAGGCATTGGTAAATTCCTTCATGTATTCCTCAAAGCTCTCGCCGTACAAATCCATGACGTGATGTGCAAGCTGTTCTGCTATTACCACGCCATGGCAAAGCTGCACGGACATTAGGACGACATCGTAATAACCGGCACGCCAGACAAAAGACTTGGCGTCGGCCTTGCCTTGACGTTCGGCAGTGTCGGATGCCTGCCATTTTAGGATCATCGATCCGACAAGTGGCGCTAGGACTGATTGATTTGCTTGCCAGAATGAGTTTTGACCAATGGCAACAAGTGTGTTCCAAATGGTCGCATTGAGTTCTTGACGCTCGACGGGATCGCCGTCGGCAATGTCGTCAAACACTTGGATTGCTTGCCAAAGCATGAGAAGCCACTCAACGGCGTTGGGTGGCATCGAGAAAACTTGTTGCAGATTTGCCTTTAGGCTTTCATCACCAGTCACGGCTTGACCTCGCACAAACGCGAGCCGTCGGGCGCTCTGTTTCTCGACATTGTTATTTTCATGCCAGTTGGCTCATAAGTCAATTATTTGGCGGAATTATGTGATTTCGCGGCCGCTTGCGCGAATGGTAAGTGATGTTGCCGCGCTGGCGATGGTGGAAATGAATCCACCCAGATCAAGAACCTGGCCCACCAACTCCGGGAAAGTGTAGGTTTCGTCTGGGGCAATGGCGCGAGCGTCAACAATCAGATTGCTCGCCCCGGCAGCGCCGCCGCTGGAAACCAGATTGACGCTCAGCGCCACATTTCCAGCGCTGGTGTTGGTCGCCGTGAACTTGTCGATGACCGCCTTGCAGTTGGTCGCAGTGTACTGCGTTGTTTGCGCGTTCTCGGCTTGTTTGGCAGGAATCAATGCTTTTACTGTTACGGTCATGGTGTTATTCCTTCTCGATTACTTTGTGCCAATGTTCCGGCTGCCGATGGTGTCAAGCTGGATGTGCATCTGGAGCATAGGAATCCATGGATCAGCAGCCGGGGCCGCGCCAACTGCTGCCACGCGTTTCAGCCTGGCGACAACATGCGCGCCGATTTTAAGCGCAGGCGTAAAATTTGTTAGGGACACAATCAACATGGTCTTGTCTGGAGTATTCGCCGGTATGGTTATGTCTGCGCTGGTAAATACAGCAGGAAATGTCCACTGACCATTTACGTCGGCATAACCATACTCCAATTCAAACCGCACGAATTTGTCCACAACCTCTAGGCCATTCGTTGTCATGTGCAGGTGCCAGTAGACCGTACTGCCCTCTTTCCAAGAATGAATAAGCTCTTGCGATTCGCACATGTTGTAATCGTTGACGGCCCACTGCGGCATGGTCAAATTGCCGTTGATCGTTGTCAGCGTCGGGATATTGGCCCCGGTAGTCCTGATGATTATCGGGAAATCGACGTCCAGCCAAGCAACCGAATCGGACTCCCATCGCTGGTTGGCGCTGTTGTATTGCAGCAACGCCAAGTCGTGAGGCGTTCCATTGACATACACGTCTTGCAAGGTGCTCAGTGATTCGCTCAATTCCATGCGCACGAAGATCGACCCAGCCCCACCGCCACCGGCATTGATGACTACCGCAACCGGCACGGAAATGTTTGGCGCTGACGGCTTGACGTTGGTCCATGTTCCAGGCGTTGCCGGGTCAAAATACAGTAGGTCTCCGTCTGACCAGACCTCACCGTATGGCGTCCCTGTTGCGTCGAATCCGCGCACCAGTCCGAAGTTGGTAACATAGCCGAATGCGTTGTCGTCAATGTCCTGCGTCGCAACGCCCATCATGTATTCGGCAGGCGTTGAACCATCGGCAACCGCCAGTCCAAACGTGAGCTTGCCTGACGCACCCACGGTGCCGGTGAACATTACAGGCGTGCCGTTGTCAATCTGCGCGCCGCTAGTGTTCTTGGCGTAAAAATGAATCTCTTGACCGACTTGCAGCACGCTACCGCCGTACAGGCCGACATCCATTGTGCCGTCATCTTTGTTCCACTGGATGCGCCGCGCTTGCGAAACGTGAGGGCCGATCTCAGGCAAATCGATGTAGTCCGTCACCACTGAGTTGTTGTACTGGACAACAGGCGCAGTGGACAGCAGTTCCAATGCACTGGCGATGCGTTGCAGCTGTGCCAGCGCATCATTTGCCGTTGCCTGCGCCGTGCCGGCCTCAACCTTGACCTCATTGACGACATCAGGTGCTATGGCGTCAGCAACTGCAAACAGCGCCTCGAATTGCTTGATCTGCTCATGGTCCTTCAGGAACGTGGAAAGCTGGTCACGAGTGAGGTTGAGTTTCTGCGTGGCCATGGTCAGTACGCAAGCGCCTCAATTTGCGCCTCAAGCCTGGCAAAAGACAAGTGCGCTTGACTATCTCCGCGGAAACGCTGTATGCGCCAGTTGCGCATATGGCCCTGTTGCAGCCAAACAAGCCGCTTTTTGGTGTTGCCAGTAGTCCCGGCTCTGATGCTTCTGTCCTGACTCCAAGACCTTCCGTCAACGCTATAGCTTGTTGAAATCATCGGGTTAACGCCGATCGCGACATTGCCCGTCAATGCGACCAGTTCCAATTCATTGAAGATGGCGCCGTTGCCGTTGTTGTAGGCAATCAGCGTGCCAAACTCCCACCGGACAATCTGCCCCCAGTGGTGGCCAACATCGTCGGCAAAATATCCAATGGTGCTTGACTGGGGATCGCCAACCAGCCATTTATCGTATGCCCACACCATATTTCTGGCGCGGTACTGGCTGAAACCGGAAACGCTTGATGTGAGCGCAAACCAGACATGTTCGCCGACTTCCTCGCTGGCCGCTGCGTCATAAACCAGCGTCCTGTCAGGCAGGTGTATATACAAATGCTGGTGGTTCTTGTCGTTGCGAGACTCCAGCTTCACCGTGGCCAGTTGCGTCTCGGTGTATTCCAGCAAAAGCGTGTCAATCTCGCGCGTGCTGATTTTTCGCGCCTGAGCATTCGCCCCGAGATAAACGCCTGGCTGTTCGTTTCTGCCACTGCCCAGGAAGGCAATCACGTCAATATAGATGCAACACGCATGGGTTCCGATGACTCCCTTTTGAATCTGGGCGCCTTCGATGCGCTGAAACGGGAAAAAATCGCCGCCAACGTTGTCGAATACCTCAATGGTATTGCGATTCAGCGCATAAACCTCGTTGCGCAGCTTGAGCAATGCCACAACCGGGTCAGGGTCGACCTCGCTTGAACCGTATTTAAGCGGGTTGACTTGCGTTGGGTCGGTCAACTCTGTCACCACCAGGCTGTCGCCATCGGTGGTCATAAAATAGCCGTCCACCCAGACCACATCGAGCACGGTGCCAAGGTCGGCATCTGTGACTTGTGTAAGTGCAGTTCCATCCCAGTAGTACAGCCGGCCAC